TTGCGCTTGGCGATATTCTGATACTTGGCTGTTGGCTCATAGATGATGGCATCGACACCATCCAGTTTTTCGAACTCCGATACGATCAAGGGACGAACGTCGTCCCAATCTAGCCCTCCATTACCGCAACCCAGCGGCGGTATGGCAACGGACCGAATTCCCTTGTCGCGAATGACGTGGACCAAGTCCTCCAAGCCTTCTTCAACCCACTCGATCTTTGTTCTCACCCGCCAATGCGTCTTGGTCGGAAAGTTAATGATCCATCTCGGGCCAAAAAGCTCCTTGCTCTCGGTAACGAACATTTTTCCGATCCGGACCTCACCGGCATCACACGCACGGGCATATGCTTCGAAGTTCCTCGGAAAATGCTCCTTGAACATCAGGGCGATCCCCTTGCCCATGATGCCGACCGTGTTCACGGTGTTGACGACCGCCTCAACGTCGGCCTCAAGCAGATTGCCTTGGGTGAACGTGATCATTGGAAGTACCAGCCAGACCGCGCAACAATCTTCAGACCCACGCCGACCTCCTCCCTCTGAGCCTCAAGTGTTCTTCGTTCGTTCTCGTCGTGGCAGACTATGCCTGCCAGGTGCTCCACTGGCAAGTGCCTGTGGACAAGGGCTTCTGCTTGGTAGCGGTCCGTCTTCTCGGGATCGTCCACATCACGCTTGAAGTCTCTCCGCCGCAGTAGCTCCCAATCGATCTTGTCGAGATCATCTAGCGACTGGAAGAACTGCGCTGTATGAAGATAAGCATGTCGATCCGAAAATACAGCTGTGATGCCCTTATCCGCAAGTCCTCGAAGCGACGATGCCATGATGACGATCTCCGAGTTGGGAAATTGCTGAATTCCACCATACCCCGTCTTGATGTTGTACATCATCATCGAGAATGGGGTGAAGTAGAATGGTATATAATCTGACAAAGACCCTCCAGGAGGGATTGGAATTGTTCTTGCAGTACGCTTGGCGATTAGTTCCAGGTTTCCAATCCTGACGAACTTTGGATCTTGGACTCCAGAAGCCTTGCAGTGCAGGCCATTCCTTAGGATCCAAGGCACATTTGCAATGTGCGTGATCCGAAAAATGAGTGCGTTCTCTGCATTCAGCTGCGCCATGGTCCGTGATCGATACAGGCGAGACGCTCGCCACTCAAGATGCAGAGGACGCTATGGACACTGTCGTCAACCATAGAACCGATCCTCATGTCGCCCGCCTGGGCTTGAGCCCGTAGTGCCCGGCCAGGAGGTCGAGGGCGGCGATGAGCATGCCCTGCGCCTGCTCCTGCCGGACCCGACGGGCGCCCCAGCCTTGGCGCAGCGCCCAGTCCCGCACCGAGCAGCCGCACCCCAGCACGTGCCACGCCACCGAGCCCAAGGGCCCGTCATGGCCGCCCAGCGCCTGCAGGGCGCCATTCACCCGCCGACGCGCACCCAGCGTCATGTCGTCGGGGTCCGGCTCTCGCCCGTTGCCCGGCACCCGGCGGATGTCGGGCGCACGCAGCGGGTCGAGTTGAGCCAGGATGAACTGCCGCTCGAAGGTCCGTCCGGCATCGACCATGACATGGGTGATCGTCCCGGCCTTGAGCATCCGGCCGAGGGTGTCGACGACCCGATGGTGAACGACGATCCGACCGTCGGGATCCGTCTCACGAACGGCCTCGAGCTGGAGCGGGCTCTGCCAGCCCTTGGGCTTGGCCAGGCGCTTGGCTCGCCTGGTCTTGCGGCTCATCGCCTGGTCTCCGGCCTTGGCCCATAGAGCTTCTCGCCGAGCTGTCGGACGAGTTCCCGCTCGGGCCAGGCGAGCCGCTCGTCATCGGGGCTGATCACCAGCAGGCCATGCTCGCGCCAGCCCTCGCACTTGATCGCGTCGGATGGCCGCCGCTCGCCGCCAAAGCCCCGTGGCTGCCAATTCATCGCTGCACCTCCCGAACGCAGGCGGCGTAGCCAGCAACGTCGACCAGGCTGTCGAGGTGACCGGGATCCATGGTCAGCCGCGCGAGCTTGAGGTCGGCGAGGCAGAGCCCGACCTGGGTTGCGGTGACCCGGGTGCCGAGCACCTGCGACCAGCGCGTGGCGACCCGCTCGAAGAGATCAGCCGGCTCGCCGTAGACCCGGCGCCGATCACGCACCACGGCAGCCGCCCGGGTCAGCAGCTCCTCACCCGTCATCGCACGCCTCCGCCGGTCTCGATCGCCCAGAGCAGGAGGGCCAGGGCATCAGCCTCGTTGTCGTCGGCGGGCTGGAACCCCCGGGCCCGGACCGCGGCGATCACAGCATCCTTGTCGGCGTTGCCCTTCCCCGTGACGTGCCGCTTGATGGTCCCCACCGGCACGCCGTCGTAGGGCACGCCGCCTCGCTCCGCCCAGGCGGTGAGCGTGGCCATCAGCCCACCGTAGACATGGGCGGCATCGGTCGCGACGTGGCGCCTGACCTCCTCGAACCAGATCGCGCTGATCGGGCCCGAGAGCCGGTCGAGCTCGGCGAGCCAGTTGGCGAACCGGAGGTAGCGCATGCCGCCGCCGTCGAACCGCCCGGGACGGAAGCCAGCGGTGCCGCTGGTGATCTGTCCGCAGGCTGTGCGCAGCGCCCAGCCGGTGGTGGTGCCGAGGTCGAGCGCGAGGATCACCGGCGGTGGCGACATACCGGCGGCCTGGGCCGATCTTGCCAGGTCAGGTGTTGCTGTCAGAGTGGCTGCAGCCATGATGGTCTCCCGTGATCGGAGTCGTCGTGGTCAGGGCGATGACGGCTGTGTTCTTGGCGGAGCTGGCCGTCGTCGCCCGCTCGGGCGTGGGTGGGGTGACCTGGTGGTCCGGTCGCCATGGGCGGCGGGGTCATGGCACGTCCTCGAGCCAGGCGGGCTGTGCCGGTGTCGGTGAGGGTGGTGAACATGCCGGGGAACGTTCACCGCAACGTTCACGGGCGGAATCCCACGCCGTTGCTGGGTCCGGTGAACGTCGTGAACGTGGTGAACGTTTTTCCTGGCTCTTCCTCGGGGGGGCGTGCGCGTCCGCGCATGCGTAAGGGGTCGGAAAACGTTCACGACGTTCACGACGTTCACGAGAATCGTTCAACCCATTGAATTGGCTGTGCGTTTTTTCGTGAACGTTGGAGTCGCAACGTTCACCAACGTTCACGACGTTCACGAGATCGGCAGGTGTTGGCGCCGGATCAGGAGGTGTTGGTGAACGTCGTGAACGTTCACCCGTGCTCATATTTTCATCAATGGCCAGAGACCAACGTTGGGCGCCCTGATAGGTGCCCGAGCATTTGACCTGGACGCTCAGCCGACCGACGCTGAACATGCGATCGCGCAGCTTGCTGAGCGCCTTGCCGAGCCGTGTGCGCTGGGCGCGCTCGTTGCCGGTGCCGAGCGGCAGGGGCAGCTCGCTGCTCAGCGTCAAGTCGAAGAGGTTACCCGTGCCTACCTCGGCGGTGCCGAAGCGATCCCACCAGCTGCCGACGAAGCTTCGCCAGACCGCACTCTCGCCGTCGGCGCCCTCGAGCATCTCGTCGAGGTTGTCGAGGAAGCCCTCGATGCCGGCGACCTCGAGCACCCCGCCCATTGTCTGCGCCCAGGCGTCGTAGCTGCCGATGCTGCGGCTGCCACGCGGCCGTCCCGGCGGCGATCCAGGCCTGGCAGAGGGTGAGGCAGGCAGCCACCAGCCGGGCGCGGTTGGCGCGCACCCAGCCCATCAGGTCGGCATGGCGGAAGCCGGCGCGCCGCCAGGGCTGGTCGACCCGGGCGTCGAGCCGGATCCGCACGATCCGCCGGGCCATTTCGTTGGAAAAGCTCGGGTTGTTGCCCGTTGCGATCCACACCGCCCGGATCGGCAGCCTTGTCATCTCGGAGACCCCGAGGATGCGGTCCTCCCAATAGGGGGCGGTGAGCGCTGCCGCGAGTGCCGAGCTGTCGAGCTCGTGGCGCAGGTTGTCGATCAGCACGATGGCCGGGATCTGCCGAAGCTTGGCGGTGATCCGCTTGCGCCACTCCTCGTCGTCGCGGCCCTCGGTGGTGACCGCCGCACCACTGCCGGTCTGGATGGTGGCGACGGCATCGACCAGGAGCGTCGCACCGGTGCCCGGGGTCGGCTTCTCGATCATGTGCAGCGGTGTCGGGCCGTCGATCATGGCGCGCAGGAAGCCGAGCAGCAGCAATGCCGTTGCATGGGCCCGCTCGGCATGGCCGGTGAACGGGAAGTCGCCGAGCAGGTCATCGAGGATAAGCTGCCGTGCGGCCGCGATCTCTACTGCCGTCGGCTGCACGGCGATCGGCGGCAGGTCGAAGCCGGGCATGGCGTGGTAGTAGAGCCGGGCGTCCGGGTGGTAGCCGGGCGAGGTGAGCAAGGCGCCACCGCGGCCGAACACCGGTGCCGTGACGATGCCGGTGAGGATCGGCAGGTCGGGATCGGGGGTGGCCAGCACGCACTTGATCACCGGTGTGGGTGGATGCGCGGGGACGAGATCGCCGTTGCGGGCGAGCCGGCGCCAGAGCGCCAGCTTGGCCAGCATCAGCCGCAGCCGCTCCTCGGTCAGCATCGCCGCCACCGGCCGTCCATCGTCATCGGGGACGATCCAGCCCGGCAGGCCGGCGACGCGGAACAGCCAGGGCTGGTCGTTCGCGGCGAGGAGAAGCTGCCAAGCCCGTGCGGCCGCCCGGTCGAGATCGCCCTCGTCGGCACGCAGTGCTGGTGGTGGTGCCGTCGGCTGGACGAAGCCGATCGGCAGGTGTCGACCCCTGGCAGGCGGTTCGGGCTCCGGGGTTGCCGCCTGCTGCCGCCAGGCCGTCTTGACCGCGTCTCGGATCGCTCCGAGTCCGGCGTCAAGCAGCAGGTCGTTGAAGTCCTGGCCCGCCTCGGGCGGTGCCACGATGACGACATGACGCCCCTCGGCGCGCAGCCGTGCCGCGGTGGCCTCGGCCGAGCGCAGCCCGGCGCCCGACCCGTCGTTGTCGGCGAGGATCAGGACTGTACTGGCCGAGATCGGCAGCTGCACCTGCTCGAGATGCTGGGTGGAGAGCGTGGCCCAGACCGGCAGCTCGGGACAGGCGGTCATCACCGCGAGCCCGGTCTCGATCCCCTCGCAGAGCCCGAGCAGGCCGTCGGCGCCGATCTCGGCCATGCGCACCGCCCCGCCGGCGACCTTGCCCAGCATCATCCGTGGCCTGGCGATGGCGGCCTTGGCGACGCCGTCGGCCGTGGCCCCGAGATAGGTGCGGTGCAGGGCCACCACCTCACCGTCGCGATCGCGCACGATGCCGATCAGGGCGGGATAGCCCATGCGGCTCTCGTAATGCGTCAGGTCCGGATGGCAGCGAAGATCGGCCGCTGGCGGCACGGCCAGCCCGCGGCTCTCGAGGTAGCGCTCGGCGAGCGTCCCTGAGATGGCCCTCGCATGGGCGAGGATGAAGGCGATCTCCTGGCTGGGATCGCGCTTCGCCGGCGGGGGCAATGGCGGTGCCTCGCGGGCCGGTGCGGCGATCGACCAGCCAGTGAGCCGGGCCGCCTCGGCGAAGAGGGCGGTGCCGCCCTGGCCCACGGCCTGCTCGAGCGTGCTCAAGGGACCACCGCCCTGGCCGCCGTCGAACTCGTGCCAGTTGCCGGCATGCTCGCCCACCAGCGTGATCACGCAGGAGCCGGTGTTGCGGGGCGAGGCGCCCTGGATGTTGGCGAGCCGCCACTCGTCGCCCAGCCGGCGGCCATTGGGGAAATGCCGGGGCACCCAGCTCTCGGCGGTGATCCGCAGGCGGTGCACGATCTCGTCGAGATCGTAGCGCACCGGGGAGGCGACCACGTCGTTGAAGTCGAGCACCGCCGCCACCTCAGTCAAGCAGCACCAGCCCGCGCTCGGCGCGCGTGATTGCGGTATAGAGCCAGCGGGCGCGATCCTCGGCCGTGCGACCCAGCCCGTCGTCCCAGACGATGACGTTGGGCCACTGGCTGCCCTGCGCCTTGTGGCAGGTGATGGCGTAGCCCCAGACGACCTCGACCAGTCCCTTCATCTGTCGCCAGTCGCGGCGGCCGCGATCGCGGTCGTAGCGGACGTGGTCGTCGAAGTGGCCCTTGTAGAGCCACTGGCGGCCTGGGACGGTGGTGCCGTCCTCGGTGGTGACCTCGGCGCTCAACGACAGCGGGCCCTCGTCGCGGATGTCGGTGAGGTCGACGAAGAGGCCGTTGATCAGCCCGAGGTCATGCCGGTTCTTGAGGCAGATGATCTTCTCGCCGCGGCCCAGGGGGTAGTCGCCGGGATAGCCGGCGGCACGCTTCATGGCGGTGTTGAGTAACAGCCGGGTCGCGTTCATGCCGCAAATCACCTGGCCGCCCTTGAGCATCTGCTCCGGCGGCACATCCGTCCGCCGCATCTTCCAGACGTGCGCGTCATGGCCGCCATAGGGGATCGGCTGGCCCTGCCGCGCCATGGTGGCGAGCCGGATGATGGCGCTCTCTCCCGCCTGGCGGTGGATCTCGGTCAGCATGACGTCGGGACTGTCGCTGTTGAACGCCCCTTCGCCCTTGATCGGTGGCAGCTGGCCCGGATCACCCAGCACCAGGATGGGCTTGCCGAACGCCAGGAGGTCGCTGGCCATCTCGCAGCCGACCATCGAGACCTCGTCGAGCACGACGAGGTCGGCATCGCGGATCAGCGACTGGTCGTTGAGGACGAAGCGTGGCTGGTGGATGTCGGCGAGGCGAAGCTCGAGCCGGCGGATCTGTGTCTCGGCGAAGGACCGCTCTGCCGGCCCCATCCTGCCGAGCCCGGCGCGCAGCTCGGCCAGCTCCTGCTCGGCCCGGGCGATCTCCTCGGGCGTCGCCTCCGACACCCGGTAGATCAGGCTGTGGATGGTCGAGGCCGGTGTGCCCTTCCTGGTCATCACCAGCGCCGCCTTGCCGGTGAACGCGGCGTAGAGGACGCCGCCAGCGGCGTTGTCGCGGTCCAGCGTGTCGAGGCCGAGCTCTCCGATGGCATGCCGGGTGATGGTGGTCTTTCCGGAACCGGCGTAGCCGAACGTCCGGAACACCTGCTGCTCGTGGGTGCGGTGCTGGAACCAATGCTTGATCGCGTCGATGGCGGCCGCCTGCTGGGGTGAGGGCGAGAACGTCATGGTGCCATCTCCCAGCAGCGCCGGGCATAGGCGCACCAGCGGCAGAGGTAGTAATCGGGATCGTCGCTCACCCGTGGCGGCAGCTCGCCGGCCTCGGCGGCGCGTATGATGGCGACGGCCTTGTCGGACAGTGCCTGGGCGATCGCCGGATCGAGGAGAACGACCTCGTGGTGCAGCGCCTGGCTGTCCTTGTTGAGCGCGGTGAACAGCGTCTGGCCGAGCTCGAGATAGGCCATGTAGAGCTGGACCTGGGCGAAATAGACGGGCTTGGACTTGCGTAGCCCGTGATCCACGAGATGCGCCCAGGACCTGGCATTGAGCGCCTTGTGCTCCCAGAGCGCCGGCCAGGCGATGCCGACATCCGGCCCGCCGACGATGACGCCGTCGATATGGCCGCGCAGCCGGCCGTCGGCCGTGGCGAAGCCGAACTGCCCGCCATCGCGCCGCTCGGTTCGGAGCACGAAGCCCGCGGCACGCAGCCAGCGCGCCGACAACGCCTCGAACTGGTGACCGACATCGAAGATGCGCAGCACCCTGCCATCGAAGTCGGTGCCGGGATCCTTGGCCGTATGGGTGACCTCGTAGACGAGCTTTCGGGCGCAGGGCTCGCCGACCCGGCTGCCGCCGAGATAGTCACGCGGCCGTTGCCGCCGGTGCTGCTCGACCAGGGCGGCATCGATCAGCTGGTTCACCCGCTCCGAGGTTGTCGGGGTGGGAGGGCCGCCATAGACGAAGCCGGAGCCGTGGTTGAGGTCAATTAGCATGGCCGGCTCAAAACGGAATCGGGTCGTTGAAGGGCTCATGCGCCGCAACCTGCCGCTGCATCGACTCCTGGAAGCCGTCGATGCAGGCCTCGATGATCTGGTCGATGTCCTCAGGAGCCCGGTCGAAGAACGGCGCCATCAGGCCGAGCTCGGTGAGCGCCTCGGCGAGAAAGCGTCGCGCTTCCTTGATGGCCCGGATCTCCATGTCGGTCTTGTCGATCATTCCGCGGTTCCTGTTGGCCATGGCCGAGCCGGCGTCGAGGCAGCGCATCGAGCAGAAGCGGAGGCGGGGGTAGCGCCCGGGGTCGAGCCGGTGGAGGTAGCCGAAGCCCCGGGCCTGCCGGTGGCAGAGGGCGCAGAGGGCCGGCCGAGCAAGAGCCGGGTCAGGTCCTCCGCGTCGTCCGGCTGGTCCCGGATCCGCTCCGAGGCCAGGACCACGAATCGGGCGATGGCCGAGCCCGCCATGGCCTCGAGTTCCGGCAGGGTCAGCCGGGCGATCGGCTGATGCAGGCAGCCGCGTGCCTCCAGCCATTGGCCGATCGCCCGTGCTGCCTCGGTTGTTACGTGCCTTTGCCACTCGTCGGCCGTCATCGGCTCAGCTGTTGAGCCAGGCCGGCCCGGCAGGCTGCGCCGGGGCCTGCGGCTGGGACGGTGTGGGCGCGGCCGGAGCGGGGGCTGCCGCCGGCGGCTGTGCCCAGGCAGGAGCCGGAACATGGGCGGGCGTGGCGACAGGGGCTGTGCTCCATGCCGGCGTTGCCCCAGCCGGTGCCTGGGCGGCGGCACGCGGCCGGCCGCTGGGCGCATCCGGCACGGCCTCGCCGTTCATCACCCTCTGCCAGATCGGCTCGTTCGGCAGGATCACCCGGTCGAGACGGTTGCTGTCGCCGTAGCGGGGATCCCGGCTGGCCTCGACCTTGATCTTGCCGACGAAGGTGATGCCGCTGAGGTCGGCGAGCCCGCGCAAGACGCGCTTGCTCTTCGCCGCCTCGCTCATGTCGTTCGGATCGAGCCCGAGGGCGCTGTCGATCATCGCCCTGAAGGTGCTCTTGCTGATGCCCCAGCCGATCGACTGGCCCTTGTCGTCGAGCTTGCCGCCCCTGACGGTGAAGGTCTGCCATAACTTCCGGCGCGCGTGCGGCCCTTCGACGACCGTGAGCTCGGCATCGATGGACTGGACGTCGCTGCCCGGGCTGCTGGACGCCTTGAGCAAGCCCCGGTCGGCCTCGAAGAACCCGTCGATGCCACCCGGTCGGATGTGCATGTTGAGCTTGGCGTGGGCGCCGTCGGGGATCAGATCGCCGCCCTTCTGCGGCTCGGCATCGTTCATGTCGAACGTCATCGACTTCATCCTTTCGTGGTCGTGTTGATCTTGGCGAGTAGGGCCCCGAGGTCGGGGGGCTCGGTGACGTCGAGCCGGCCGGAGCGGTCCTTGGCCGGCAGGGCGAGCGGGTTGCCGGCGCGGCAGACCAGGCGGCGGACCTCGCCGCGGTCGGGGTCGTGGCGCCAGCCGCTGCCCTCGGGCGTGAACAGGCTGAGCGTGCAGACCTGGTCGACGATGCCCGGCAATTCGCGGGCGACCTTGCCGCCCTCGAGCTGCGGCTGCCAGGTCGTGCGGTTGAGCTCGTCGGTGACACGTTCCAGGATGCCGACGAAGATCACCGACTTTCCCGGCGCGTGCTGCAGGTGCTTCAGGAGGCCGATGACCTCGCGGGCGAGCAGGCCGTAGGCGCCGCGGGTGTCGGGCTTGCCGGTCTTCTCGCTGAACGCCTCGGGCCGGGTCTTGGCCCAGTCCATCGCCTGGCGGGTGAGGTCCGTGATGCTGTCGACGAAGATGAGCCGCTTGGTGGCCACCATCTGCACCAGCTCCGGGTAGAGCCGGGACACGTGCCGGTAGTGCGCCTCGGAGAAGGGCTGCTCGGGGCTGGCTGCCGGGTTGATGCCGCCGATCAGGCAGGCGATGTCCAGGGCATCCGGGAAGGTCCGGATCGGAATGCTCTCGCCGCTCCAGTCCTGGACAGACTTGAGGCCGGCTTCGAAGTCGAGGCACAAGGTCGCGATCGGCGATACGGTTGTCAGGAGATAGGTCTTGCCGACCCCGGCGGGGCCCACGATGACCATCGTCGTCTTGCTGTTGGCCTCGGCCAGCCGCTCGTCAGCGGTGACGATGCGGAGCGCCATCAGCCCTGGTCCAGGCCAGTGACGGCGGCGTCGAGCGCCCGATCGGCACCCAGGCCGCCGGCCTGCCGCGCCAACCCATAGAGCTTGCGCAGGGACGAGAGCCGGTCGCCGACGGCGTTGAACTCGGCCTCGACCCCGCGCATCGCGAAGGCGATGTCGTCGAGCGTCGCCTGCTCGAGCGTCCGCACAACTGCCACCGGACGCCTGGCACCGAGCGACGGCACGGTGATGGTGTCGGGAAGCGACTGCAGCGCGTAGTGGCGCTGGCGGAGGCCGGCGAGCGTCGCGGAGCTGGTCATGTCTGTGTCTCCGTGTTCGGGAACGAAGGGCGCCGCGCGGCTGGCGGGGCCTTGTCGCCGGGCACGATCATCACGCGGCGTCGACCTGCAGCAGGGACGAGAGCGAGATCGCGGCGTGCCGGGGCTTCGGGCGGACCACGGCGAGGTAGGCGAAGGCACTGGGGCCCAGCCGCCGCTGGACCAGATGCACCAGGCCCCGATCGGCGGCCCACCAGGCCCGGCGTGCCACCCGGCCGAGCTCGAGGCGGTCGCGCTCGGGCAGGCGGGTGACCTGGGGCACCAGGTCGAGCGCCAGGAAGCCGCGGTGGTACTCGACCACCGCACCCGGGGCCGCATGGCCGATGCAGCCGCAGAGATCGATCTCGCCGATCTGCAGGCGGCCGGTCATAAGCTCGGGAGAAATCGCGTTCATGATAGGCTCCTACTCACGCGTTCGCGGAACCGTCTCAGGCGGCCTGGAGGCCCATGGCGGTCAGTGCGAGGCGAAGGTCCTTGACGCGGCGGTAGAGGCTGCTCCTGGCACCATGGCCGGAGGCGGCGAGGCGGTCGGCCGTGGCCCGGGACAGCTCGGCGCAGAGCCGGCCATCGGCACGGCCCAGCCCGCCCATGGCGCGCTCGACGTCGAGGCGGCGCTCGATCTCGGCGAAGGCGTCGACCGGCTGGCCGAGAAGGGCAGCCAGCCCATTCTCTTCGGCGACGAGGTCGCCGCGGGTCAGGCCATCGCTCTCTGGCACCGGCTCATCGAGGGACACCGGCACTGCGCCATGGAGCTGGCGTTGGCGGTTGACCTTGGCCGCGATCCGCGTCGCCTGATTGCGGAGGACGACGCCAGCAAAGGCACCGATCGAGCCGCGATCCGGATCGTAGGCCGGAATCCTGGCGATCAGGTCGACGAGCAGGTCCTGGCGGATGTCGTCGAGGTCGGCGCGCGGCAGCCGCAGCCGGCGGACGAGACGCCGGGAGAACGTGTCCGCCTCATGAAGAAGGATCTGAAGGTCATCGCCGGGAATCGAAGAGCGCATCGGGAAGGCCTCGGGTCATCGCTGTTGATGACCTGGAGCCTGCCGGAAACGCCGGCTCGCTTGATGGGAGCGGAATGGGTTTTGGATGGGCGAGAATGGGACAACAGGCCGTGAGGCAGGCCAGCGCCTCTACTGCCGCAGGTCAAACTCTTCCAGAGCCAGCGCCAGCAAGTAGCCGGTCGGGCTCCGCCTCGTCTTGATCAGGTTGGCGCCACGACCTTGCCATTTCTCGGATAGGGAACGTCTCAATTCGCGCACGAGATCGGCAGCGCCTCGGCCACTGTTTTCAGCCTCGATCTGATGCGGGGTCAAATAGCCGCTCCGCCCCCCTACAGCCTCGGCCAACCTCACGAGCAGGTTGAAGGGCTGCTGCGGGATGTGCATCTCGATGCCGTCCAGGATCACCCGCTGGCCATGGCGAAAAATGACCAGGAGAGGCTTGACGGCCGGAGCGTATTCCAGCGTCGCAAGATCGATTGCGAAGCCGGCCGCGTTGCCGCCCATACAGTCTTCCATCGAGACGACGGAGATACCGGCCTCGACCAGGCGCACGAGGTCATCCGCCGCCATCGCCGGCGCGATCACTGTGATCGACAGAGCCCGCGTGATCGAGCGCATCAGGCCGACCAAGCCCGGTTGCAGAACCCCATCCCGCGATAGCGCGAGGAACAGCGCCCTTTGGTTCGAGGTCTGGCCGAGATGCCAGACACCCGCGGTAATCGGTGACGGCGCGTCGCCGAATCCGGAGGCTGTTGCGATTTCGCGGACCAGCGCGAGAGGATGAATGCGAAAGCTCCGGAGATCGTCCTCGCCGAGAGCGACGTCGCTGCGCCGATCTGTCGGGCAAACCGCGATATGTCGTCCATTGACCTGTTGGATGGGTCGTGTTTCGAGACCACAGTCGCAGGCCGGGCACACGTCCCATTCCGTAGCGAGCACCTGCTCGATCAGCACGCCACGCTCGAGCAGGCGATCGAACGCCCGCCCCGCATATGACGCCGCTTGGCGGCCCCACAGGATCGCGGGTTCGCCCGCCTCACTCAGCCGCAACAGCAGCCGGGGCAGTGGCTCGGTCATTGAGCAGTCCGTTGCGGCGAAGCAGCGTCATGATCCGGCCCTCGAACTGCTGACGCTTGAACATGGCATGGGCCGGAGGCTTCACCTTCACCGTCACCTTCTTCGCCTGCTTGCCACCGGTGGCGAAATGAATGCGAATGACAATGTGGTTGAGACGCCAGTCTTGTCCGAGAGGCGCGCCGCCCATCATTTCGCCCAGGCGGGCAAGCGCATTGTCGCGGCCATCGCGCGCGATGTAGGAGTGAAAAACCCGTGTATCGCCAGTCTTGGGATCGGCGCCGATGCGGTCGACCTGGACCTCGGTGATCTGGACGCGCAGGATGCCTGGATCGAAGTCGCGGTTGAAGGTGAAGTCGAAGCCCGCTCGTCGGATCGGATCGAGCGTGTAGAGGTTCTGGGCATCTGCGCCGGCGAAGAATTCTGGCCTGCCGAGAAGCTTGCCTGCGAAGATTTCAGCAACCTCGGCTCGACGCGCTTTCGCAACGCCGCCGATTTTCAACAACCCCGAGGTTGACGTGTAGGAGAGCACGGCGTGCTCGGCCGCGCGAAAGCTGATCACCCGCTTCTGGTCTTTCTCGACGACATCGGTCGTGGTGATCGGCGAGCCATGCTCGACCACCAGAACCAGTTCGTCCGCGTCGTCATACCATCCGATGCGACAGTAGTTGCTGCGGAGATCCCTCTCGAACAACCTGGCCGTGGCTTGTTCGAACGCGACCTTCGCGCAATCCTCCATCATCGCCTCGATGCCCTCGTCCCGACCGACGAACTCGGCAAGTGAGCTACGCGCCATCAGAGCCATCATGTCCGACGCCGCCTCGAACACGTCATGATGGTCCAAGAACACGCGTAGCGCGACATGCTTGGGATCCTGCCGGGCGTCTTCGTCGTCGTTCCCGGGCTCGGGCCTGAGATCGACATCGAGCCGGTCCGCTTGTTGCAGGATGAGCTCCAGCCCGCTTGCATTGCCGAGTTCCGCGATCCGGTGGAGGTCTGCGACCAGACCCTCGGGGTAGTTGTCTTCGGGACCGGCGAAAAAATCCTGGATGGCACTTCGGATCTCGTCGTCGGCACCTTCATCGAACACCGCCAAATCAAACCTCAACCCGCCTTTATGGCGCTGGAGCAGGCGACGCATGAGGCCTAGGTCGATTGTCCGCTTGAACTTCGGATTGACAAACTTCTTGAGATCTTTCGCCATGAGGCTTCCTCATTCAATGTGAGGTATTATAAGCTGAATATGGCTACCCTAAAATCGCCTGCTGGTCGATGCGTCACGTTGGGACGGATGGCGTTCGCGATGGGTAGGAATCCGGAGAAACCTTCTCCTCCGGATCAAGATGCGGGCTCCCAATCCAATCAAGGCTGAGTTCCTGTCGGCGGCCGAGCGTCGCGTCGAGCTCTGCGCTCTCCTCGCCCTCGGTCTCGTACGGCTGCGCCTGCCAAAGTTCGGTCAAGCTCCTGACGATGCAGGAGAATTTTCGCTACACTCTTCACCCGACCAATGCCGTCATGCAACCGCAACCCGGCGGAGAGACGCATGACGAAGCCCGATCCAATCCCCGCGCGCCTGGCCGCGCTGAAGACGACGCCGATGCCGGACCTGAAGCGGCAGTGGCGGGAGCTGTTCGAGACCGAGCCGCCGGCCTTCAACCGCCGCTACCTGGAGAGCCGGCTGG